GTCATTCTTCTCGGTTCTCTTCGAGTCATTCTTCGAGGTTCTCTTCGAGTCATTCTTCGAGGTTCTCTTCTTGTGGAACTCCTTCTTGGTTCCCTTCGAGTCATTCTTCTAGTTTTATTTTGCTTTTTAATACTTTTTCTTGGTTCTACAATGGGTGGGGGTACTGGACTACTATTTGAAGAAGTATAAATATAACTTGGAAGTTCTAATGTGGTTGATAAACTATTTTGAGGTGTATTCATAGGAAGTCTCGGTTGTTTGGGTGTTATGATTGTTGGGGCTGATTTAGGTGATTTGGATTGTTTTAATGATTTAGATTTTTTTGGTGTTGGTTCTGATTTGGGGGTTGATGGAGATTTATTTTTTGATGGTTTTTTTATTGATCTTGGTGTATTCGGTGGTTTTGGTTCTGATTTAGGTGATTTGGATTGTTTTAATGATTTAGATTTTTTTGGTGTTGGTTCTGATTTTATCTTTTTTGGAGTAATTTCTTTTGTCCTTGAACGTGATTTAAATGTTTTTGGGGGTGTAGATGGTTTTGATTTAATGTATTTATCTTTTGGAAATAGAGCATCAAAATGATTTATTTTTTTTGATTTATCTTTAGTAATTTTATGTAAAATAAAAATATCTTTCATTAAATTGGGTTCATTTTCATTTATGCTAAATTTACTATTAATAAATTCATTTTTATTTTTCTTATATGTAAATATATTTCTTTTTAGTACTTTTGATAATGCATATATTTCAAGTTTTCCAGCACAAGAATCTCCTTTTTTAATATATTTTAAGTATTCATTCATAGTTGAATAATTTTCACTATTATTACGTATTAAATCATGTATTTCTTCTTTAATACTAGTTTTTAATTCTTTTATTCTATGATTATTATTCTTTTTTAACCATTCAACAGTAGATATTCTTAATTTAGTTGAAGATTCTATTAATGAATCATAAAATTTTGGAAATTCAATTTCCCCTTTTTCTAGAGCCAAAATAACCGCAATTGAATTATAAAAACAATTTGGATCTTTTGGAATACTTATATTATAAAAATCAGAATATTTTATTGATTTCATTTAATATAGTAAATATTATAATTTTCATCATTAAATTATAATAATATATATATATATATATATATATGAAAGATAAAAAATTATCAAAAAGAAAATATAAAATAAGAAGTAAAAAACAGAAGCATTCAAGAAAAAGAACGCAGAAAAAAAATAAGAGATCTTTAAAAAGAAAAAATACAAATAGAAGAACTAGACGGAGAAATACAAGAAGAAATATTCATGGAGGGAAAAACCCTTTTCTTAAAAGATTAAGAAAAAAAGCTGAGAAAGCAGCTGAACTTAAAAAACGACGGGAAAAAAGAAGACAAATGCGAGAAGAAAGTAGGTGGGACCCCCTTGCCACGCCCCCTGAATTGGGCGAGTCCGTGGCTTCGTTGATACTGGAGGAGAAGGAGAAGGAGAAGAAGCGAATGGATAAACCGCAAGACGCACTTGTAGAAGAGATGGATATTATAAGTGATATAGATCCGAATGATATTCCTGAAGAATCTGATTTGTCTGGATCTTCTGGATCATCTGATGTGATCGATAATCAGATCCCACTCTCCCCGGCAGAGGAGCAGGCACAACAGCGATTGAATAATAATCTTCCCCACTGGGAACGTAACAGCAACTCACAGAATCACCTCAACCCGCCGAGGACATATTTAAGGCGCAACGTGGGGATGCCGAATGAGCAAGAATATCATCCATGGGTCGGCTCCTGGGTCCCGACGAAAGGAAGAACCACATACTAGTAATTATTATCAATCATTTTTTTGAGAGTTGAAGGACTTAATTTAATATTATTTTCTAATTCAATTTTTTTTAAGAAATCTTTCTGAGACATAGATACATTTTTATATCTTAAATCTAATATATTTTTAACTTGATTATCAGTAAACTTCTTATTTGTAGATATTTTTTTGTCAGCTTTCTTCCAATCTAATATTTTACCGCGACTTGTTTCTTTCCATCCTGTAACAATTAACTCATGATTAGTAACTTTTAAATGACATGATTTACATAACGGTACAAGATTATGTTTAATATTTTTATGATGATGATTTATCATATTATTTTCATCAGCATACTTTTGATCTTTAATATGATGTGTTTCTAAACTTTCTCCTTTTTTAAGACATATTTTACATTCATTCATAAAAACATTTGTATTATATTGAGATAATTTTATATCATTTGTATTTTTTTCTAATTTATTCTGAATTTTATTCGCAAAATTCATAAATTCTAATGATAATCCCATTGCTTCACAAACTTTTAGACCATAAATTGATGGACCGGAACCTTTTTCTAATTTTCTATCATATATAAGTATATCATTAACTCTATCATAATCAATTTTAAGATGAAAAATTTCAAGATTATTTAGTGATTTTACTTCTTCTAATTTAGTTAATTCATGTAAGTGTGATGTAAAAATGAATGATGATTTTCTTTCACAGAGAGTATTTAATCCAGCAGTAATGATTGAAAGGGCAGAAATACTTTCTGTACCCGAACATAATTCATCTCCTAAAACAAGTGAAGAGTCATCTGATCTATTTAATATACTTTTTAATTCTTGAATTTCTACAGCAAAAGAAGATTGAGATCTAAAAATATTATCATTATTTAAAATTCTTGTAAATATTTGTTTATAGGGATAAAATTCAAATGAAGAACATGGTACAAATAAACCTGCTTGAGCCATAATAATATTCAATCCGACTGCTTTCATCAATGTTGATTTACCACAAGCATTTGTTCCGAATAATAGCATTCCGTCTTTTTTATCTTTCATACCTAGATGTATATCATTTGTGATATATTCTGTATTTGTATGTATTTTTTCAACAATAGGATGTCTTATTTCTTTCGCATTTACAAAACTTTTTTCGCTTTGTATAATATTTGGACGATAATATCCATTTTGTATTGATAATTTTGCGTTTGAACTATAAACATCAATTTCAGCTAAAAATAAATAGAAGTTTTTTAAAGAAACATTAAAAGTATTAAACATATAATTCGTTTGAAATTTCCATTGATCTTTATTTAATTTATTAATTTTATCTTGAATAGTGATTAATTTTGAAGATATTTCTTTTGAATAATTTGTAATTATCATTGTGCTTGAACCATCTTTCTTTTTAAATGAAAAATCATCTTTAGAAAATGATTGAATTATTTTATTACTTTCATCTTTTACATGAATTAGATTATTATTGAGATTTGATAATCTTTCTTTAAAAGTAGTTGCTCTTTTATTTGTACAATAAAAGAACCATTGATTTCTTTCATCAAAGTCTAATTTTATACTTGTTTCTGAATTATCTAAAAGTTTTGAAAGTCTCTTTGTGATTTTTATAAGAATAGAATGATAATCTACAGTTAATTCATCGTACATGTCAAGTTCACTATTTATTCCATTTTTTAAGAAAGATCTATCCAGGTTTCCAGATGTTGAAAAGTTATTAAATATAAATGTATTATGAACATAATCATAGAAATTTTTAAAATTTTGGATTGTTTCATTTATATTCATTTTTTCAAGGATTATTTTTTCATTTTCTAAAATATCTAAAACTTTTCGAATATATTCAAATGAAAGGGAATCTGAATAGAAATCATTCGGTTGTAGAAGATTAATACCCATTTTCCTTAAAGATTTTTCTAAATCTGATACTTTCCTTAATATGGGTATGATTTCATTAAATAAATCATCTTTTTTAAAACATTCTATAAAATCATATCTTTCTGTGATAGTATCTGGATTTATGGATGGATACAATAGTCTTTCTTTAAAAAGTCTTCTACCCATAGGAGTTACGCAGAGGTTACATACTGAAAGAAGAGATTCATTTTTACCTTTATAATATGAATAATTATTGATAACATTTAATTGTCTTATAGAATTTGATGTTAAACTTAAGCATTGATTATCATTTAGTATTTTTGGTCTTTCAATATTATTTAGTATATCGGTTCTATGATCTTTGATATATAAAAGTAGGTAAATATAAGATAAGGCTAATTCTGCTTTCATTTCAAGATCAAAATGTTCAAGAGGCGTCATAAGCATGCTGAGATCAAAAATAGATTGTAAGAGTTCATTTTGAAATGTTGTTTTAAGGTAATTTTTATCATTGTAGTGGTTTATTTGAATTGAGTTATGTGAAATATCCCAATTTTGGATAATATCATTTTTAGAGAGTTCAAAATTTTTAAAATGAAAGATAATTTCTGATGGATTATAGAAATTTATATATCTACCTATTTCATCATTCCAGAAATTATCATCATCTAATTTATTAATTACATAATGAAGATAATTCTTACCAGTTGAAAGATCAATTGACGAAATTCCGACAATATACATATCTTTTGTCATATATACATTTTTTTCTATATATAGTGACATTAGATAATGATTTTCTTGTTTATTATAACCATCTATACATGTACCGGGTGAAACAATTCTGGTAACACCCCTTTCTGGATTTGGAGGAGGAGTGATTTGTTCTACAATAACAACTGTATAATTGTTATTTAGTAGAATATTTTCATATTTTTGAATAGACATTAGGGGAAAACCGGCTAAAAGACAATTTGAGTAAGATATTTCTGGTTTATTTTTATTTTGTTTTGTTACTTGTAGGGCATTATTAAGAATATTCTGACATATATAATAAATATCCGGTCCATGATTAATTTCATCATTTATTACAGCAAAAATATTGAAATGACTTCCTGATTGCATCAAAACAATTGTATTTTCACCATATATTTTTGTATATTTATCATGGAAATCTATATATTTCTTAGTATGGTGATTTGGATCCATAAATATTTAATATTATTATGAACAATCATTTAAATAATATTAAATATTAATATTTATTAATATTATGGAGTATGAATATGGTATAAAAAATTTTCCACATGAATACGATGAAAATAATTTATATAATGAAAATGAAACAAATTTAAATGTAGAGGGTATAGTTCATTATGAATTATATTCAATCATGGCATTTTTTCTTTTATTTTTGAGTATATGTTCATCTATAGGATGTAATTTAATTTTAGATAAACGAAAAGAAAATTTAAAAGATAAATTAATTGAAAACAAAGTTGAGAAATATAAAAATAATGATAATTTTAAAATAAAAGATTGTTCAATATGTCTTGAAGGTTATGAAGATGGTGAAAATATATTATATTTAGAATGTGGTCATTATTATCATAAAAAATGTTCTAAAAATTGGTTTAAAGATGGAAATACATGCCCTTTATGTCGTTCTTCTTTTGCTTAACAAAATTTGAAAAATTATATAAATTATTATTATAAATAATAATATATTTGTCGTTATCTCTATACTACAAAAACACCTTAAAGAATGAGTTCAATGGAAGTTGATGGGTTTGAGGTCGTGGAGATGGAATCTGATGATTCTGTATCTATGGAGAAGAATCCTGGACGTTCATACGAAGAATTTATTAATGATCCAACTCCGGTGAAGACTTATCATGTAAATGGTATTTCATATCTACTGAAGAATGCCGTTAACGGTGATAATATCCGCAAGCTCGTCCTCGAACATGGGAACTGTATGACTTGCTATGCTAGAACTAAGAACCTTTTCAGTATCTGTGGACAGGAGGGACCATGTTTCCTTTCTAATGTCCAGAGTGAATACGATGGATGCGAGAGAGCATGTATTCATAAGATTCGTCAAGCAGTTCTAAATGTTAACAAGAAGCTTATCAACCCCACGGTTGTTATCATTGATAAGGATACTTTTCCCGACGTAAAGGACGGTATTGATCCTGAGACAAATCTTCCTTTTGAACATTTTACGATTAAGCCAGATAAGTTCACTACTCCAGAAAATTCAGAAAAGTTTCGGACAATTGCCCGTGACATTATGATTTACAAGGATCGTATTCAGAAGCTTTCCGAAAAGAATGCTGTTCAATCTGTCAAGATGATTTACTATCGTCTTGATGATCTGGAGAGACCTAACCACTGGAAGGGTGTATTTAAGTGGGTCATGGATAACCATAACAGACTAGAAAATTACAACAACCATATTAAGAGTGGTAATCCCTATCTATGGCCAAAGGGAAAGGAAAATGAGATTAAGTTCCTTATGTATTGTATGACAACTGGTCGTATTGATTATGATGGAGAAACAATTGTTAACAAGGACTATAAGCAGTCAAGCAATATTATTGATTTCCTGAGTTACTCAACAATTGAAGATTCACTCAGAGAAATGGATAATCGTAGTAATCCTGAAAATTATATGGTATCTCAACTTTCGAGAAATCTAAAGAAGAATGCAGTAAAGTCTAAGTGGGGTATCTCTATCTCATGGGAAGGAAAGTATAAGGACGATATGGACCTTGAACTTTATTGGTATCATCCAAATTCCGATAGAATGATTAGTCGTATCTATTACGGGGAAAAGATTGCTTTTACTAGTTACAATGGAACCGAATATAAGACTGTTCAAGATTTTGATGCGAATGCTTCTGGTGTCGAGGCAGAACCTTCTGAGAATTTCAGTTGTACTCCATATGGACGATATGTTATTCGTGTTAATAACTACCGTAGAAAGACACATGGTCGAGATATTCCTTTCACAGTAATTATTTCACAGGAAGGTAATGATCCTATCATTATTGAGAGGACATGGCCCCATGACAGACACGAGGGTAATTTCATGGTAATTGGTGAACATACTTTCAGTGAAATTACTTCTCCCGAACTCGTGATGTCTACTAAGGCAGCATCACGGGCGAAGGCAGTCTGCTCAGAATGGGATGAATTCATTGGAGAACCAAAGAGTATTATTCCAACACTAGAAAATCTATCTGTACCCGTACATACATGGGAAAAGAAGAAGAGTTCGTCTAATCCAAGTATTAATAGTCTGACATCTTCATTTATGGATATGGCAGTATCTACAGTTGAAGAAAATGCCGGTCGTTCTAAGAGGCGTAAGGTATATCTTTCAGAGAGAGACAATACTCCATCAAACATTACTGAACTTGTAACTTATCTTTCAACCGGAGAACATACACTCAAGGTTGATTGGAGGAGTTATACTCCTGGATATGTTACTGAAATTATCACAAAGACAAAGGTAACAAAGAGACCATATTCACTTTGTCACTATCCAGAAAAGTATAAGGTACCAGACCGACCTTCAAGTGAGAGACCTCTAAGTAATGCTCGTTTTGATCCATCATGGTTCATCTGGACTTCCTCGAGAGATGTTGATGTTGAGGCTATTATTAAGTTTGGAACAAATTGGTTTATGGTCCTTAAGGGGGCAACTCTTCCAGTAAATAATTCAGATTATCCTCTTGGTGGTGGTTTCCATCCCGGGGCACTAAATCCAACATATCATAATAAGCATAATTATCAATGGACCTTCTGTAATACACGGATTCTCCCTGAACTACCGAGTGGATCAGGAACTCCTATCATCGGAAGTTTCCTAGTTACTAATGAAGTAGAAGTTTTCCTTGATGGAAAGAAGATCCGTATCAAGACAAACTAAAAAAAAATAAATTAATGTTTTAAATAAAGATATTAGTTAGTAATATATTTCTTACATAGTTCTCTATAATTCCAATTTTTTTTAAATGCGATATATTTCAGTAGATTGACATTTTGAATTTTAATGATAATTTCAATATCTTTCAAAATGTCCATATTTGTTTTTTTCTAATTGAAATATTGTAAAAATATTTCAAATTCAAAATATTTTAAGGATAAATAATATATATTATTATGTTATTAAATGATTACATCATTACCAGATGATATTACAAATAATATTATAAAGATGAATTCCGGATTATCTGATGGATATCATCAATATATGGAAATAGATATTAGAGAAATAATTAAACTAAGAAATGTGAATAAATATTTTCGTAAAATAGTAGATGATATTAATAATTTATGGGATTTTAAAGGTAATATGAAAGGACTTCCTGAAATATATTATAATCGTGTTTATAAAAATAAAACATTAAAATGGAGTGATTATAAATATAATAGTTGTTTATCTATTGATGAACAAATAACAGAATTATGTAAAAAAGGTACATCGAGAGAAAGTATAGGATGGTTATTTAAGAATAATATATATCTGAGTTTAAAAAATATTAAATATTTAATAATAAATAATCGTGTTGATATTTTAGAAGATTCTCTAAAATATAAAGAAAATAGAGATATTATTTTTAATAGATTTCATTTTGCCCAAGTATTAGATAATACGGATGATATTTTATCTGGAAAAGAATGTCTTCATCCTTTAATAGTTGCAGGTAATAATGGTAAAATAGAAATAATTGAATTATTAATAAGAGTAAATGGTGCTTTTATAATTGAGATACCAACTCTTCTTGAATGTTCTATAAAATATAATCATGAAATATTATTATCATATTTAGCTACAAATTATTATGAAATATTATCTGAACATATACAGAATAAATTATCGCAAATTATTAATAGAGTTGACAAGTGTGAAGGAGTAATGTTTTATTTACTGAATAAAAAGAATTATTCTATAAATCAAAGAGTATTAACTGGTTGTATAAGTAAAGGTTACACTGAATTATTTATTTATTGTTATAATAGGATTAATATAAAAATTAATCAAATTGAATTAATATCATCGTGTATACATTATAATAATGTTGATATTTTGAATTTTATAATAAGAGAAGTCGGTGTTATAATATCACCTGAGAAATTTTCACTATATTTTAATAAGAAAAGAACTTATACACGAGATTTTATAAGTAATATAGTGAATTATCACAAAGGATATATAAAAGAACAATCTAATTTAATTTATCTTTCTATAAAGTATGAAATACATAATTTATTGATTAAAAATTTAATATTTCATAATTATCATTTTAATAATGATGATATTATCTTAGCTATAAATATGAAAAATTATGATTTAGTAGAATATATGTGTCAAAAAAGATTAAATAAAATAAAGTAAAAAATAATATTTGTATAATTATTATGTCGACATATTTGAATAAAATCATAGAAAGAGTATATGAAAATACCGAGTCTACAATAAATCCTGGTATAATTATAGCATCTCCATCTGAAGATCCTCCATATAAATTTCATTGGATTCGTGATTCAGCATTAGTAATGAGAATATTTATTGATATGTACAAAGATACTAAAGATCCAAAATATTTTCAATCAATAATAAATTATATTGAAAATGAATCAAAAATACAAAATTTAAATACTATTTCTGGTTTAGGTGAACCAAAAATAAATGTAGATTGTACTCCGTTTAATGGGTCTTGGGGAAGACCTCAAAATGATGGACCTGCTTTACGAGGTATTATTATGATTAAAATAATTGATTTATTTAAATATAAATATAGTGTTTTAATAAATAATCTTATAATCCCAATTATTTTAAAAGACTTGAATTATATTGTAGATAATTATGATAAAGTATCTTTTGATTTATGGGAAGAATATAAAGGATGGCATTTTTATACACGGATCGTTCAATTAAAATTTTTAAAAGATTGTATAAAAAATTATGAATATTTAAATAAATCATTTGATTTAGAAAATATAAAAGATGTTTATAGTAAATTATTAGAAAGTACAAAAGATCATTTAAATGGAGAAAGCATAATTTCTTCTTTTGATGAAGATGGTAAAATTATTAAATATGAAGATTCAGCAAACATACTAGCATTTTCACATATAGATTATGATAAAGATATATTGGGAATATTTAAATTAGAATATGTGAAACATACTTGTGATGAATTATTAAAATATTTTAGAAATAAATATAATGATCCCGAATTAAATTTGATTGGTAGATATAAAAATGATAAATATTATGATGGTCAAATATGGATAATTTGTAGTTTAGCACTTGCCCAGGTTTATACTAAGATGTATATAAACCGAAATATAAAAAAAGATCGTTCTCCTATGCATCGAGCTAAATCAAATCCTACAAGTGATTATTTTATAGTATCAAATAAAATATTGGAAAGAATATTATCATTGGATTCTGATTTTATATTACCCGAACAATTTAATCCGAATAATAATATATATTATTCTGCTAAAAAGTTAACATGGAATTATTCAGAATTATATATTGTAATTAAAATGTTAAATTAAAATTTGAAATTGTATTATTAT